ACGCAAGTCCGGGACTTAAAGATGCAATTACAGAAATGGTAGCAACCGGCGGCGTTCCACTAGGAGCAATGGGGCAAGATTTAATACGTTTAAATAAAGATTTGGCAGGAATGTCCGCAGGTTTGAAAAACGGTACAGTTACACAAGAACAGTTTATGGCAGAAATTAGAAAAACTGCAAACATGGCTAATAACCTAACTGATGCACAAAAAGAACAGTATTCATTACTAGCGGCACAAGGCTCGGAAATTGGTGCGGCAACTATTGAAATTATTGGTTTGCAAAATGCTGGTAAGGCATTAGGTAAAGCACAACAAGACCAAAAAGATGCTGAAGAATCAAGATCAAAGGCCACAGCAGATTTTGAACGTGTACTACAAGAATCAAAAAACAAAATCATGGACGCATTGATCACATCAGGTATATTTGATACAATAGCAACAACACTTGGATCATTTACTACATGGCTAGCAAGTCCAGACGGTACAAAACGAATTGAAGATTTTGTTGGAACTCTCTCAACTAAATTTAACGAACTAATCACAGCCTTTAAAGAAGGTAAACTTATGGATCTTCTGTCAGGATATGTTAAAGATGGCTTAGCAGGTTTAGGCGGCGTCATTGGCGGATTATTAGGAAAAATGTTTAGTGGTGGCAGTGAAGAAGAAGAAGTGGGCCCAGATGGTAAACCAGTAAAGAAGGCTGCGGGTGGTGGAATGTTTGGTGGGATAGACGGAGCATTAGAAAAGTTAGCAGGATTGGTAATGGTAGGTGGTGTAGTTTATCTTGCAATTAAAGGCTTCCAAGCATTGCTCGGTGGATTTGCAAGTCCAACAGTTATATTAGGTGCAGGAGTATTAGCAGGATTATTAATTGGTACAGGTGCCGCAATTGCACTTGCAGGTAAAGGTATTGAAATGGCTGGCAAAGGTGTATCAGCCGTTGCAGACGCCGTTGAACGCATGGCAGCAATAAAAGACAGTGCTAACTTAACTAACATTGCAACAGCGTTGGGAGCAATTGGTAGTGCTATGCTGAAATTTGCGGCAGCAGAAATGCTTTCTGGACTTGGAAGCATGTTTGGCGGTGATAATATATTTGACACAATGGTTACAGGTATTAATAAATTTGCATTAATTGATGCTGCCGCAATCAAAAATGTTGCTAGTTTAGCAGGTACAGGATTATCAGATCTTGGCGATGCAATGATAAAACTTGCGGCAGGCGGAATTATAGATAGTATTGGTAGTTTCTTTGGAGCAAGTTCACCATTTGAAAAAATGGTAGCCGGTATTAACGAATTTGCAAAAATTGATGCAACAGCAGTAGCAAACTTAACAGCATCATCAGGCGGTTTAGCAGGATTAAAAGAGTTTGCTGATGGATTAGATGGTAAAAATGTAGAAAGTTTTGCAACAGCAGTTGATAAACTAGTAGATTCACTAAGTGATTTAAATGGCGAACTTTCTAAAGATAACAATGGATTTCTTAAAGCAGGAACAGGACCTAACGCAGGATCCGCTCTTGGAGGCGGAAGTGGCGGTGGTGGCATAAGTAATAGTAACATACAAGCATTAATCACACTTATGCGCGAACAAAACCGATTAACACAAAAGTTACTCGACAAGAATCCAGAGAGTGCATATTAAGGACAGACAATGAGTTGGAAGAAATATTTTACACCAGTACAAACAGGCGACAACCCAGGGGGAAATTATAGTCCTTTAGGCGGCGGACGCGATGGCGGCGGAATGGCAGGGCCTGCACGTACTAATTATAGTTCTTATTTGCCAGATGTGTATGTAGGCGCTCCTAATAGAGTTGAGCGTTACGGGCAATATAATACAATGGATTTAGATTCTGAAGTAAATGCCGCACTAGATATTCTTGCAGAATTTACCTCGCAAAAAAATGCACAAAATAAAACACCATTTACATTAGATTTTAAGAAAAAAGCAACTACATCTGAAACAACTATTTTACAACAATATTTGCAACAGTGGAACAAACTACAAAAGTTTGATACTCGTATGTTTAGGATTCTACGCAACGTGTTTAAATACGGCGATCAATTCTTTATTAGAGATCCTGAAACTAAAAAGTTATTTCATGTTGACAGTGCAAACGTAGCAAGAATTATTGTTAACGAAAGCGAAGGCAAAAGACCACAACAGTATGTAATTAGAGATTTTAACTTAAACTTTAGAGACATGGTTGCTACAACTCCTTTTCAAACAAACGGAAATGTTACTGGCGGCGGCGATGGCTACTTAACAGGTGGCGTTCGTGGTATGGTAGGAAGTGTACCTAAACAAAGCGGTAGTAGATTCCAAGACAACGAAGGTGAAGTTTCTATTGATGCAGACAATGTTGTGCATTTAAGTTTAAGCGAAGGGTTAGACAACAACTTTCCTTTTGGTAACAGTTTATTAGAAACAATTTTTAAAGTATACAAGCAAAAAGAATTACTTGAAGATGCAATCATCATTTATCGAGTTCAACGAGCGCCAGAGCGCAGAGTATTCTACGTTGATGTGGGCAACATGCCATCACACCTTGCTATGCAATTTGTTGAGCGTGTTAAAACGGAAATTCATCAGAGACGAATCCCATCGGCAACAGGTGGAGGCACAAATGTTATAGACAGTTCATACAATCCTCTGTCAATCAACGAAGATTACTTTTTCCCACAAACTGCTGAAGGTAGAGGTTCTAAAGTTGAAACACTACCAGGCGGAACTAACTTAGGCGAGATTGATGACCTTAGATACTTTACTAATAAGTTAGTACGTGGATTACGTATCCCTTCAAGTTATTTGCCAACTGGAGCAGATGATTCAGCGGCTCAATATAATGACGGTCGTGTAGGCACAGCGTATATTCAAGAATTAAGATTTAATACATATTGTGAAAGACTGCAAGGGTTATTAATTGAAGATTTAAATCAAGAGTTTAAACGGTACTTACTTGAAAAGGGTGTAAACATTGATACTGCAATGTTTGATATTAGATTTCAACCACCACAGAACTTTGCAAGTTATAGACAAGCAGAAATTGACAATGCACGTATTCCAACATTCACACAAATGAGTGCAATACCGTATGTTTCAAATCGGTTTGCTATGAAACGTTACTTAGGATTATCAGAAGAAGAACTTGCAGAGAACGAACGTTTGTGGCGTGAAGAGAATGATGAGAATATACAACCACTGCCAACAGATGCAGGTGGCGAACTTAGAGGTGCAGGTGTTAGCGGAGCAGGCATCGAAGCAGATATAGATGGCATGGAAGAAGAAGTGCCAGGTGAAGACGCACCAATTGATGGAGGTGCTGATACAGCACCAGATACAGCAACAAGTGGAGAAGGTGTACCTCAAGACGGCGCAACTGACGTAACGGTATAAATAACAGTATGATACTTAGAGAACTTTTTTACTTTGACAAAGAAACACTTGAGCCTGTAGAGGACAAGAGTTATTCTGCTAGAGATGACCAATCACCAGTAGACCTTAATTCGACACGTAAAACTCGACTCACACTTCGCCAGATTAATCGTGCAAGATTAGCCGCAGACGTACATAAAGAAGAGCAAGAGAAAGACTTGCATTTTGTAAGACAAATGTATGGCATTGCGACAAACGCAGAGGCCGGCGGAGTATGATAATTGAGCATAGCCTTTGTATTAGGTAACGGCACTAGCCGGACCTCTATACCTTTAACCCCACTAAGAAAATTTGGAACTATATATGCTTGTAATGCAGTATATAGAGAGTTCAAACCTGACTACTTGGTTGCAGTTGATACAAAAATGGTCAACGAAATTGTACAACATAGATATCACTTAGAAGGTCAAGTTTGGACAAATTATAATAAATCATATGAACGTTACACTGGACTTAATTACTTTGAGCCAAGCAAAGGATGGAGTAGCGGTCCAACAGCATTGGACCTTGCAAGCAGTCATGGACATAAAACAATATACATATTAGGATTTGACTATCAAGGAATAGGTCCCGAATACAAACGTGTAAACAATTTATATAGTAGTTCGCCTAATTATAAACGCGAACACGATACAGCAACTTATTATGGCAATTGGTTACGCCAAACAACTACTGTTTTTCAGAAAAATAACGAAAAGAGATATATAAGAGTAATAGTAAATGATAAAGGATTTATTCCAGAACCATTTGCAAACTTTGCTAACATTTCACATGTTACAATGGAGGATTTTGCAAAATCTTTCAATTTTGGCCTTGTAAAATAAAAAAGGCCCATTTTTAGCCTATATCTACGTACTTTTCTGTATAAATAGTAAATACTAATGACAGCCTTACCGTAAGGTAATTTAATTTTAACAGGAGACGAAAATGGCAGATCTTAACAAATTCGAGAGTATGCTCGAAAAACTAGTTAACGAAGATCGCGCTGGAGCAGAAGAAATGTTCCACGAGATTGTAGTTGAAAAATCAAGAGAAATTTATGAAAATCTTTTAGAGAACGATCTAGAAGATGACAAAGAAGATGACAAAGAAGTTGACGAGTCAAGTGATGACGAAGAAACTAAAGAGTCAGACGAAGACTTAGACGAAGCAACTGACGAAGAAGTTGAAGAGTCGAGCGATGATGAAGAAACCAATGAAGGTTTTGACATGAACGAATTCGAAGTTGAACCAATGCCTGAGGCAGATCCAGCAGATGATATGATGGCTGACTTAGAAATGGGTGACGGTGAAGAAGGTGAAGACGATGCTCCAGAGGGCGACGAAGACCTAGAAGACCGTATGGTAGACTTAGAAAAAGAATTAGACGACTTACGTCAACAATTCAATGACGAAATGGGTGCAAGCGACGACGAAGGTGACGACGAAGAAGCAGGCGACATGGATGACATGGAAGATGATGACGAAGGTGATGATGACGATTCGGAAGAAGAGTCATTTGATCTTGGCGTAGAAGAAGCAACTGATAAAGAAGTTGATGAAACAGACAAATCAGAAGCAGAAACAATGCGTGAGTATGTTGAAAAAGTAACTGCAACAATGGGCGATAACGGTGCAAACACCAAATCTCCACATGCAGGTGCAAACAACATGGGCGGAACTTCAAGTAACTTAGTTGCAGGTGGTGAAGCAGACTCAAAAGGTACAACAGGTGGCTTAGCGGCAAACTCAAGTAAAGAAGATAACATGGGTAACATCAACGTACCAGGTGGTAAAGCATCGAAAAGCATGAAATCACAGCCAAAAGGCCACGGCACTGAAAAGAAAGGTGCAGGCGAAACTGCTGACAATAAAAAATCTACTATTGGCAGTTAATTTAGGAGTTAGATGATGTTTATACTAAACGAGACACTGACATTCGACCAAGCAAAGATGGTTGTCGAGTCAACTGAAAACTCAACTGGAGGCAAGGATCTTTATTTAAAAGGTATTTGTATCCAAGGTGGAGTACGCAATGCAAATGAGCGTGTTTATCCTGTAAATGAGATTGGAAGGGCTGTCAAAACTCTCAATGACCAAATTGGAACTGGTTACTCAGTTCTCGGTGAAGTAGATCATCCCGAAGGCCTAAACATTAACCTAGATCGTGTTTCACATATGATAACAGATATGTGGATGGAAGACAACAACGGTTATGGCAAAATGAAAATTTTACCGACCCCGATGGGACAACTAGTTAAAACAATGCTTGAGAGCGGAGTTAAATTAGGTGTTTCATCGCGTGGTTCGGGTGAAGTAACAGAGTCCGGCGATGTGTCGGGCTTCGAAATAATCACTGTGGACGTTGTGGCTCAGCCTAGCGCCCCTGGTGCATATCCGACACCCATTTATGAACACTTAATGAATGCACGTGGCGGAATGAAGGCATATGAACTAGCACAGGCAACAAAACATGACGATAAGGCACAAAAGTATCTTAAGGAATCGCTAATTAACATAATTAGCAAACTCCAGTGAAACTAGGAGAAAAAGTATGATAGATGCACTGAAAACACTCTTTGAAAACGATGTTGTTACTCAAGAAGTCAGAGCACAAATTGAAGAGGCTTGGGAAGGCAAGATTCGCGAAAACAAACAGGCGGCAACGGCTGAATTGCGCGAAGAGTTTGCTCAAAAGTACGAACATGACAAAGCAACAATGGTGGAAGCCATTGATACAATGCTTAATGATCGTCTTGCTGAGGAAATTGCCGAGTTTGCAGAAGATCGCAAACATCTAGCAGAAGCCAAAGCAAAGTATGCTGTTAAGTTGAAAGAAAATGGAGACTTAATGAAAGCGTTTGTAATGGACCAGTTAGGAAAAGAAGTCACTGAATTGCACGAAGACCAAAAGAAAATGGCAATTAATTTTGCCAAAATGGAGGAATTTGTTGTAGAGGCTCTATCTAAAGAAATCGCAGAGTTCTTTGAAGATAAGAAAGACCTAGCCGAAACAAAAGTACGATTAGTACGTGAGGCTAAAGTACACTTCAATAAAGTGAAAACACAATTTATTGAAAAGAGTGCAAAATTAGTATCCGAAACAGTAAGTAAAGGCCTTAATAAGGAAATTACTTCACTTAAAGAAGATATTAATATTGCAAGAGAAAACGACTTCGGTCGTAAGTTGTTTGAATCATTCGCAAGCGAGTATGCTACTAGTTACTTGAATGAGAATAGTGAAACATCAAAACTTCTTAAAATTGTAAATCTTAAAGATAAGCAAATAGTAGAAGCAAAAGCACAAGCGGTTAAGGCTGTTGAAATAGCGAAAGCAAAAACAACAGAGATTAAAAAGATTAACGAAACCGCAGAGCGTAATAAAGTAATTAGCGGATTGATCGAGCCATTAAGCAAATATCAACGCGAAATTATGACAGACTTACTGGAATCTGTTCAAACGTCTAAATTAGATAAGTCGTTTAACAAGTACCTATCGGCAGTTATTGACGGTAATGCTCCAGCGAAGAAGAAGGCAAAATTAGTAGAAGGCAAAGAAGTAACAGGCAATAGAACAACTAACGTTAGTAGTAAAGCAGACGAGAATGTCGTTGACATTAGACGTCTTGCTGGATTAAATTGATAGGAGATAATTATGTCAGAACTACTTGAAAGTCGCTGGCAGGAAACGAAAACTGCATTGCTAGAAGGTCTAGGCGGAACTAAGAAATCCGTTATGGCAACAACACTGGAAAATACACGCAAGTATTTGTCAGAAACAGCAACCGCAGGAACAACTTCCGCCGGTAATGTCGCAACTCTTAACAGAGTTATTTTACCAGTAATTCGTCGTGTAATGCCAACGGTAATTGCAAACGAACTAGTTGGCGTACAGCCAATGACTGGTCCAGTGGGTCAAATCCACACTTTACGTGTTCGTTATTCAGACACGTTTAACGCAGGTGCATCAGGCGCAACTGCAGGTGAAGAAGCACTATCACCATTTAAGATTGCTGAGTCTTACTCAGGTAACACCAACGGTAAAGCAGATGCTACAGCCGCTAAAGAAGGTGTGCCAGGGAATAAACTAAGTATCCAGATCCTAAAACAGACTGTTGAAGCGAAAACTCGTAAGTTGAGTGCTCGTTGGACGTTTGAAGCGGCTCAGGATGCTCAGTCACAGCATGGTATCGATGTAGAAGCAGAAATTATGGCGGCTTTGGCCCAAGAAATTACTGCTGAGATCGACCAGGAAGTATTGGCTTCATTGCGTACACTAAGTGGTACAGCAGTTGAGACATACGACCAATCAGCAGTAAGTGGTACAGCAACTTTTGTTGGAGACGAACACGCCGCATTGGCAGTTCAGATCAACAGAGCGGCTAACCTAATCGCTCAGCGTACAAGACGTGGTGCGGGTAACTTTGCAGTGGTAAGTCCATTTGCATTAACAGTACTTCAATCAGCAACAACTTCAGCGTTCGCAAGAACAACTGAAGGTACGTTCGAAGCACCAACAAACACTAAGTTTGTAGGTACATTGAACAATGCTATGAAAGTATATGTTGATACATATGCAGGCGACGGCACAGCAGTACTAGTAGGATACAAAGGTACATCTGAATCAGATGCTCCAGCGTTCTACTGCCCATACATCCCGTTGATGTCAAGTGGCGTTGTAATGGACCCAGATACATTTGAACCAGTAGTGTCATTTATGACACGTTACGGTTATGTTGAATTGTCTAACACAGCATCTTCACTTGGTAACGCAGGTGACTACTTAGCGAATGTAGCGATTACAAACGCAAGTGTAAACTTTAGTTAATAACTTAACTGATATTAAGGATAGGCGCTACGGCGCCTATTTTTATGACTAAATATTTTGGTAAAATTTCTTATTGACTAATCTCATATAATTGTATATAATGTATATATAAATTGATATGAGGTATATGATGAAAAAGTTACTACTTGGATTAACATTTGCAATATTAACCGCAACTTCAGTGCAAGCACAACAATGGGTGTCTAGTTGTGGTAGTAGTAGTTGGTCTAAAGAATTTTTCAAATCAAATTACACTTTTACAGTACGTAAAGGCGAAATAGGCGGTTGTGAAGATGATAGTAAAAAACATTTTTCAGGACAGTGGGATTTTTCAGAACGACAAGAAGTTTGGTCTAAACCCGCTTGGAGAGCAAACAAAAATGAATTTGGTAAATGGGAATGGAGTGCAACTGTTAATATTGATCGTGCTTGTAGACCTGCTTTGAGAAGTACAATAGTACAAGTTCATGGTGGTCACAACACTGCTACTAAGCCAGATGGTCCTCCTAGTTTTCTTGCAGTAAATTATGCTAACAAATTTAGAGGAGCATACGGTCCATTTAATAAAAACGGAAAATCATCTTGGCACCTAGGTCCAGGAGATATCGAAATTCCTAAACAACCATTTCACGTTCGTATGCAAACCGAATGGATTAAAGAAGATTATATAAAAACTGACTACTGGATTGATGGTAAGTTTCTTGGTAGTGAAAAAGTAGATGCTAAAGGCTTTACAAAATTATTTATTAAGTTTGGTGTATATCGTGTAAACAGTAATTGTAATATTACACAAGCATATAAAAATGTTTCACTTAAAAAAATAAAATAAAAGGTTAACATCTTCTATAATGATGTTATACGGCGCTACGGCGCCTATTTTTATGACTTTTATTTCTTTAATGTTATTAGATGATAAATACTTATGTCGTAAATCGTGCCACACACTTGTGGACTTATGCAGAACTGACCCACTGCGTATTACATAGAACGTAACTTAGGAGAAACAAATGGGTAGACCATTAAATAAAAGATTATTTGGAGCCGCTGGTGTTGGACCAACAGCCGCTGGCGCTGAAATTAAAGTAAACTTTCACAACGGTACAGCCGTTAAAGAAGGTTATATTGTAAAGCAAAAAGCAACTAAGAAATTTGTATGCGAAGAAATTGGTACAGGTGGATTATTTACTTGCACACTAACAACTGGTAAATTACCAGCGGCATTAGCGGCAGGTGAAATGTCAATCATGGTATTAGGCAACGATGCAGAAACTTACAATGTAGCAAAAATTAGTGCTAAACGTGTAACACTTGCTAATCCAAGTGCGACTGGTGACAACGTATTAGGCGGGTTATCACAAGCATGGCAAGCAGGTGCCGCGGCTTCAGCAGGCGTAGTACGCATGGAAGAAGCAGGCGATAACAATACACTAGTTGGTACTGATGATGACGACTTTACAGAAGACGCATAAGGACTAGCATGGGTAGGCCAGTAAATAAAAAGAACTTTGGAGCAACCGGCGTTGACACTACACCGACAATTCCTATTCGATTTCATGATGGATCGAATTTAATTGAAGGTAAAATAGTAAGTCAACGCGGCAACGGTAAGTTCCTTTGTTCAAATGATGCTGGTAGTATTACAAGGATCTGCCGTTTGGTGAATGAGATTTCACCGAACGCAGAGTTCGAAGCATCTTTAATTGGAATTGCTCCTGGTAGTAGCCCAAAGATTATAAAGAAAATACATAATAGAACCGTAGCAGATTTTGACGGTAATCGTTATAAATGGGAATGTCAAGATGATTCGACAGAATCTTTAATGATATTAACTGCGATCTAACAATGGAAACAACGTAAATGGCAAGTGTAGTAAGTATACCAAATGATGATTATATTATTAAAGTAACCCCAGGTGGAACAATTACTTTAGACACAGGCGCTGTACAAGGTAACGTTGTTTTTACAGGTAACTTAACTGTAGGTGGATCACAAACAGTAGTTAACTCAACTAACTTAGATGTACAAGATAATATTATTACAGTTAACTACGGTGAAACAGGCGCAGGCATTACTCTAGGTAAAGCAGGTTTAGCAATCGATCGTGGTACAGAAACTGATGCATTCCTTTCTTTTGATGAAAGTTTTTCGTGGACTGATCCAGTAACTGATACAACTGTTAGTGGTGGATTTGTTTTTACAAATCTTGCTAACACATTAGTAGGTATTAGGACAGTAAGCATTAACAGTAATGGCGGCGACTTATATCTAATTAATAGCGGAAGCGGAGTTCTTAGTGTAACAGGTACCAACAATTATGAAGGTAATGTTACTGATGATGACCATATTCCAAATAAGAAATATGTAGACGATGAAATTGTTGATGCATTAACTAGTACTTTCCAAAGACGTATTGAAGAAGGTACAACTAGTAAGTCATTTGTTGAAGTAAGAGATCGCGAAGTAACAGGTGTACAAAGTGTTGTAAACTTTGACTTAGATACAGTAAATGTTGGTAAGATATTTGCTGATAGGTTTGAAATACAAGATATTAAAGTTTCAAACAATGTGATTGAAACAACAACGTCAGATCAAGACTTAGTTTTATCAGCACCAGGCACTGGTGGTGTTAAGGTGTTAGATAATATGACGCTTACATCAACTCCTGCTATTGATGATTCATTAACAGACCCAGCAGGTCCAGCAGACGGATTAAAATTGTATGTTAAAACTCCTGAAACAGGTGGTACAGGATTATTTTTCAAACATTCTAATACTACTGCTGGAGAATTAATAAGTAGAAAGAATGCTCTATTATTGAGCATGTTATTTTAAGGAAAGAAATATGGCCATAGCATCCACAGCAATAGCAAGTACAGACACAAACTTACTACTTGTCCCAGCAGGAAAATCATATGCTGTTTTGACAATTATGGTTTGTAATACAGACGCACCGAATCCAGTCCATAGCGAACACGGATTAACAAACTTTGATTTACACTTTGTAGCAAGCGGAGACGCAAAAAGCAATACTAATATGGTAATTAGATCATTACTACTACCTGCAGGAGAAACATTTACTTTTGATAGTGAAAAAATTGTTTTAGAAGCAGGTGATAAAATTGTAGCATTAGGTGAATCACCTACTAATTTAAGTGCAACAGTAAGTTACTTAGAGGTATAACATGAGATTAATGAAAGCACAAAGTACTAACTTACGCAGTATTGCAGGTACTGGTATGAAGTATGACATCAACGGCATTAATAGAATGGGTGGCGAAACCGGAATAGTAGTTCCATTAGGAGATACTGCCGCAAGACCAACATTCCCAGAAGCCGGTATGATGAGATATAATACAGATGTTGATGCTTTCGAAATATACGCAGATGGCGCTTGGGGCGAAGTACGTAAAAAAGAACCAGGCAATATTGTACAACAAAATTTAGGAAACGGTGATGCTAGTGAAACAGTATTTGGACCACTAGTTAATGGAGATATTAATTTTCCAACACCGGCAGCGGCAAGAAATATTTTAGTGTTTATTGAAAATGTGTTTCAAATTGCTACTACAAATTATACGATAGTCCAAAACCCAGCAGGAAAAGCGGCTGGTTGGTATGTATCTTTTGGGTCGGCACCAGACACAGGCAAGCCAATAACAGTATTGCATAATTTTGATAAATAATTGTAGGAGACATAAAGCATGGCATCGTTAAAATCACTACTAGGTAGCAGAAATTTTACCTCGACGGAACAAAATCTTGAAAAAGGTACAATAACTTCATATATGAATGGAACTATGTACAGTAAAATGTGCAACGGATTCTGTTTTATAGCGCCGGGAGCAGGTACAGTAACTATTGATAGTTGGGGTGCAGGCGGCAGTGGTGCAAGAATGTGTTGTTGCGGCGGTGGACTTCCAGGCAACTCAGGTGCTTATACAAGAAAACAAATTAATATGTCTAGCGGACAGAGAGTTTGCGGATGTTTAGGTAAGTCATGTGGTAACGCAAGTTCATTATGTTTTAGAGGTTGTTCAGAACCTACTATGTGGTGCTGGTTTTCATCAGCAACAAGCGGTTGTGTATGTACACAAGGCGGACGTGGCGGAACAACATGGTGTTCAACAGGATCAAGTTTATATTGTTGCTTTAGAGCAAATGGATTTTGTACAACAAACAGAGGTCCAAACTGTGGACTAGTGTGTAACTGTTGTAACGGTTCGTTCCATGCAAATAGTTACGGCGGCGATATTAATTGCTGTAGTAGATTATCATGTGCGAGTTATTTAGGTTGTTATCCAGCATGTACATGTATGCATTATTATCACGTTGCTACACCAGCAGGAGTGCTTGGTAAAGACGGCGCAAATATAACTTATGCTATTGAAAATGATAATCCTTACTCACGTTGGTCAGGACAAGGCATACACCAATTTAGTAATGCATTAAATGCGGCAAGTAAATCACCATCAAGAGGTGTTTATCACGGCTCGTGTTGGATGGGTAACAGATCATGTCAGTGTTACGAACAACTTGGATGTGGACACTTTGTACCTTACGGAACAGGCGGCCCAGCGGCAATTCCATGTCCGGGTGTTAGAGATCACGGTTGGCGTGGTGGAGACGGTGCTGTACGTATTAAATACGTCGAAGGCTAAATCAAAAAACATTACGATAAATACTGTGTCAGGAGAAATTAAGTGGCACAAGTAGGTAGAATATCCGGTCCGTTATTAACGGCAAATCTTGAACGTCAGGGTAAGAACCTTGACTTTCGTGATCAACAAGCAAGTACCCCTTTATTAAAACTTAATGTTACGTCTAATAAAATAGGTGTAAACACAACTTCACCGGCTTTTGATCTTGACATTAATAATTCTATACGTAGTAATTTTCTTACTACAACAAGTTTAAATGCAGGCAACTTTACAATATCCAATAATGATATAAATGCATTAACAGGATCAGTTAATTTTAAAAATGATGTAGTTGCATCAGGAATAGCAACACAACAATTATTATTACGTGACAACACTATTAGTTCTTATGTAACTAATGCTGATGTAAATCTTTTGCCTAACGGAACCGGCACTATTGAATTACAAGCAAATGCAAATGTAACTGGAAATATAAATGCAACTGGTAACATTACGCTTGATGGAAATTTAATATTTGGTAACGATTCTTCAGACAGTGTAACAATAAATGCTGACGTAACCAGTAATATTGTTCCTGATGTAGCCAATACATACAATTTAGGTTCAGTATTAAAAGGCTGGGATGCAATTGACTTTGGTACTATGGAAGTACAAACAGTACTTGGTAATAGTATATCTCTTGAAAATGGATTAATAGATATAACAACCCGCCAGGGTAATATATTTTATGTAGATAAAAATGGTAATGACTCAAACGTAGGAGATCATCCTAATGGTGCATTCCTTACTATTAAACATGCACTATCGTTTGCAGATGCAAGTATTCAAGGCCCGGTAGTTATACAAATAGCATCGGGAGAATACGAAGAAGTATTTCCTTTAACTATACCAGTTAACGTAACTATATCTGGTGATGATATGCGTAACACTATAGTTAAACCTACAGTAGCAACCCAAGCATCTAATGCATTTCAATTAAACGGTGAAACAACTATTGAAAATCTTACTATTAAAGATTTTTATACTCCGGGATATGCATTTAGTTTTGAACCGAATGCAACTATTACATCACGTAGTCCTTATATTAAAGATGTAACGGTTATTACAAAAGGTAGTGTAACTAGTGCAAGTGATCCAAGAGGTTTTGATCAAGGTGATGCTGGCATGGGCGCACTAGTTGATGGGTCAGTTGTTAGTTCTTCTAGTCAAGAAGCAAGTATGTTATTTCATGCTGTAACTTTTATTACTCCAGGAAGCGATGCTCTTAAAGCAACCGATGGTGCTAGAGTTGAATGGTTAAACTCATTTACATATTTTGCTAATAGAGGTATACAGTTAATACGAGGTAGTACTGGTCATTTAAGTACAGACGGATCAACAATTAATTACGGTGCAGAATTACGTTCAATTGGTTCTGCGTGTATATATGGCAATGAAGGTGTTTATGCAACTGGTATAGGAACACTAGCATATTTAGTTAATCACAATTTTACATACATTGGCACAGGTAAAAGCACAGAAAATGATCAAACTGAAACACAGCATGATAAAGAAGTAATAGAAGTTAATGGCGGTAGAATTAATTATACGTCTGTAGATGAAAACGGAAACTATAGAGTTGGCTCTGCACTTTTTGTAAACCAAGAAACAGGCAAAACAGAAATTGAAGCGGCAAGTATTGATTTTAGCAATACTGATTCACTAAATGTCACAACAGCAGGCAACACATTCTTTATTGATGACACCCAAGTTAGATCAGATTTTGTAAGATTGCGCTCAAACAAACTAGAAAGTTTAGTTGGTAATTTAAAAATTGATTCAGCACTTAATACTATAAACATAACTGCAAATACAAATATAACAGGCAATCTAACAACAGACGGTAACGCTACTATTACGGGTGCTATTGTTACACTCGGTAATGCAGATACTGACGACATAACATTTACTGCTGATGTTGCATCAGGTATGATTCCAAATGTTCATGCATCTTTTAACTTAGGTTCTAGTAGCAAGATGTGGCAAACAGCGTATGCTGAAAAGTTAACAACAGATGAAATTAATATTGAAGGTAACAATGTTACAACAACTAGTTCAAATTCAGATCTTGATTTAGATCCAGCAGGTACAGGAAAAGTATTATTCAATGAGTTTACAGCAGATCGACCATTTACACAAAGCGGTACAAACTCAACTGCTACTGCACAAATTAATTCAACATTAGATATTACAGGAACACTTACTGTTAACACAAACAGTATACTTAACAATGTGATAGTTCCTAAATTACAAGTAACTGGTTATGCTAATATTGGAACTACTAGTTTTGTAGGTAATAGAGTCACAACAAACGATACAAATGCAAATTTAGAATTAAAACCTTCAGGTACTGGATTAGTACGAGTAATTGGTAACATGCTTGTTGAAAATACTATTATTGCTCCAACTGCAAATTATAGTTTTAGTAGTGCAACAATGAATACAACTAGCGGTGATATTCTTATTTCGCAAAACTATAATACAGAACAACAGATAGTAGGAGATATTAGACTCGAAGGTAATGTAATTGATACACTAAGTTCTAATACAGATTTAGAATTTAGAGCCGTTGGTACTGGCAAAGTTATTATGCAAGAAGATGTTGATTCTGGAACAGTTCAAGTTAGTGGAACGGCTAGTGTAAACACAGCAAATGTTACAACCAATACACACGCTACAAATATAACAGTAAATAATTTTTCAACTAAAGATACAAATATAGAATCAATATCAATTATACAAAACAGAATTGATACTGTAGTGTCAGATGCAGATTTAGATTTACGTGCTAGTGGTACAGGAACAGTTTCCTTGCAAGAGCATGTAGATGTAACGAATAATGTAAACGTTCAAGGATCGACGAATTTGCAAGCCACAGCAGTAGTTAATGGACTTACTGCATCAAGTGTTACTACTGGAAGATTAACAACTGGTAGCACAACTATTGAAGGCATAAACTTATTTGGTAACAGTATTTCAACTAATCAAACAGACGCTGATTTAGAATTGGGTGCAAGCGGAACTGGCGTAGTACGTGTGGGTGAAGATGTTAACATTACAAATAACTTAACCGCAGATGCATTAACATTTGAATCGTTAACTATTACAGCAAGTCAATTATTAAACTTACAAGTAACAAACAATAGAATTATATCTAATACACAAATGGTAATTGGCGATATTGCTATTGATGGAAATGCTATTAGTACTCATGTAAGTAATACAGATTTAGAATTTAGAGCAAGCGGTACGGGCAATGTACGCTTACAAGAAAATGTAAATGTTACAAATAATTTTACAGTAAACGGAACACTAACAGCATACAATATTGGTATTGAAGGTGATGTTGATCTTAACGAACTTGAATCTGATGGCAATATTGAATTCAACGATAACTATGTTACAACTACAGTTTCGAATAGTAACTTAGAATTACGAACAAGTGGCGTAGGATATTTAGATTTACAAGGCGTTAAAGTTAAAGATAATGTAATACAATCTAGTTCTTCAGAAGATATATTGTTAGCCCCAACTACATATTTAAAAGTTAATTCAACTGATAGTGTGATATTACCAAACTCGTTAACAGATAGCAGTAATACCTTTTCAAATAATATTGGTGCTGTACAGTACAATAAGGATATTAATCAATTTACTGGAATAGGCAATAGCAAACTTGTATTAGGAGGATTGTATAGTGACAACTTCCAAACGTTTGTAAGACCTAATACTGATAATACAATTAACTTTACTACACAGGGCGTTAATAGTATGACTACGTCTTATCAAGCAACTGAACTTAATCGAATAGAACTTAGTGGCATTAATATTGATGGTAATACGATTGAAACTACTGTTGCAAATAGTGATCTTATACTTGCACCAGAAATAGGCGAAGGCAAAGTACAATTTAACGACCTGCACATTCTTGACAATTCTATTACAAATACTACTAATGGCGCGGCAAATCTTGCTGTAAGTGGTAATGGTTACATCAAGTTTAATCAAACATCTGGATTTGGATTGCCTACAGGTACTAATAGTAACCGAAGTCCATCTCCTGAAACAGGACATACACGATATAATAATGAAGAAGGATATTTAGAAGTGTATACTGGTGCGGCATGGGTAGATGCGGCGGCTTCAGGTGCTACTGTAGACACCGACGAGATGAATGGTATTATGAATGAATATATACTCATCTTTGGATAACTAACTCCTTGTTATATTCTTATTCACATAAATACATTACATAACGTAGAGAATACCTAAGTTTCTGTGTTATCCTACTGTGGTCAACCCGCAATGTAATGTGGTTGGAGGGACAGGATCCCCGTATTGAGGAGTTAAGATGGCGATAGGTCGCATAAGTGGTCCGCTCTTAAAGCAAAATCTCATTAGAAATGGGATTGATTTAGCCTTTGAGACAGATCTTTTATATCTAGATGTTAATAACAACCGTATTGGTATCAATACTGCTACACCTCAATATGATCTAGACGTTACTGGAACTATTAGAACTACAAACTTGGTGTTAGATAAACTAACAGCAGGTAACATCACGATTGAAAATAATGATATTACAAGTAGTACAGGTACTATTGATTTAGGAACTGCTGACCAAGTTGTATATCAAAATAAATTAGTTGTTGATAGTTTTGAAATAAACGATAACACAATTCGAACAACAGATTCAAACGCAAATATAGAAATAAATCCTAACGGAACAGGTACTATTGAGTTACTTGCAAATACTAATGTAACTGGAAACTTACACGCTACTGGAAATATTAGTGCAGATGGCAACATTGTATTAGGTGATGCTGATACAGACAGTATCAATTTTAATGCACAAATTGCAAGTAATATTATTCCAGATGCAAGCGGAACATATAATTTAGGTGAAGCAGGAAAAGCATGGAATTCTGTACATGTTAATACAGTTAACGGTCAAGTAATTAATGCAACTAATGCAACTATAGCAGGTATTAGTTTAAATACCAGACATGCTAATACATTGTATGTTAGTGAAAATGGTAGTAATAATAATGCAGGCAACCATCCACAATCAACATACTTAACTGTTGAAAAAGCGTTACAAAATGCAATAGCAGGCGATACTATTCATATTTTTCCGGGTGTATACCAAGAAAGACTTCCATTAGTAATTCCTGCAGGAGTTACAGTTAAAGGCCACAGTATGCGAGCAGTTACTATCAAACCTGATAGTGTTGACTCGGAAGATGTATTCCACCTTAATGGCGAAACTACTGTTGAAGATATAACCATTATGGATTTCTTCTACAATAGTGGAACTAATGTTGGACATGCATTTAGATATGCTCCTAGTATAAAAGTAACATCACGTTCGCCATACATTAGAAACGTAACTGTTATTACAAAAGGTAGTGTAACTAGTGCAAGTGATCCTAGAGGATTTAACCAAGGCGATGCAGGACGCGGAGCATACTTAGATGGTAGTGTTGCACACACAGACTCAAAAGAAGCAAGTTGCTTATTCCATGCTGTAACATTTATTACTCCTGGTGTTGATGCATTAACATTTACAAACGGCGTTAGAGTTGAATGGCTAAACTCATTTACATATTTTGCTGATAGAGGCTTTTATGCTGTAAACGGATCTACTGGATTAAAGGGCGCAGGCGAAACAGAATTTAGAGTAAGTGATGTAACAGGATCATTTAGTGCAAGTGAAACATTTGCAGTGAATAGTATTGACGGAAGTACTGTTACTGCTAGTGGTACTATTGCTAGAAAAGATGCAGACGGTAAGTTTTATATCGCAGGCAATGTGGCAGGTATTACTGAAGCCTTAACCAGAACAGAAAAAACAATTAAATTTAATGGTGGCGCTAAGTTACAAACAGGTACTAAAAAGTTTGGAACTGCTAGTGCATATTTAGATGGCGTTAACAGTTATCTTAGTGTAGGAGCAAACGACGAGTTTGGCTTTGGCACAGACGACTTTACAATTGAAGCATGGATATATGCAACGTCGACTACTGGTGAACAACCAATATATGATCTACGTGCAGGTATTGCTACAGATACAGCACCGTACTTTTACTTAGACGGAACAACTTTAAAATACAAGGTAGGAACTTCAGAAAGAATTAGTGGCGGCACTATCACTATTAATACATGGCATCATGTTGCTATAAGCAAACTTACTGATGGTGTGCGTATGTACATTGACGGAAACCAAGTTGGTAACACGTATGTTCATAACACTGACTATGGATTTACTAAGCCGGTATTTATTGGTGCAAACTTTAACCTAGCAAACTACTTTACGGGTAACATTGATGATGTTAGAATTAGTAATAGTGCTAGATATGTTGATACAACTTATACAGTTCCAACTTCACAGATAATCGGCGACAGTAATTGTGTATTACTTACACACTTAGACGGTGTTAATGATGCAACTACTGTTAATGAGAATATAAAAATAAGACAAAACTTAACATTTAGTGGCGGCGCTACTGCTAACTTTATTGATTATTATAACACAACTGACTTTGGCGGTGAATTAAGGTCAATTGGCTCAGCAAACGTTTATGGTAACAAGGGTGCAGTAGGTGACGGTACTGGCGTTATTATGTATCTAGTAAGTCATAACTTTGCATACATTGGTAACGGCAAAGAAGTTACTAATGATGAAACTACAGTAGTACAAGCAAATGAAGTTGAAGAACTTAACAATGCTAAGGTAAGATTTACAAGTGTAGACCACAAAGGTGACTTTAGAGTTGGTGATAGTTTTTATGTTAATCAAGAAACTGGCGAAGTTGTATTTGATGCTGTTAACTTAAACATTACAACACCAGATGGTATTACATTTGGTACCGGTGGCAGTGTAACATTTATTGATGGTAACAAAATTGAAACAGGTGACTTTAGAATAAGTGGAAACACTATCGAAACACTTACACAAAACTTTGTTATTGATAGTGCAACTAACATAGTTGACATTGACGCAGATACTAATATTACAGGTAACCTAAGTGTTACAGGTAACTTTACACTTGGCGGAAATATTAACATTGGCGATGCAGATACTGATAGTGTTGAGTTTGCTTCAGACGTAAACAGTGATATTTTACCAAACATTGATAACACATATGATTTAGGTAGTACAGCAAAACGTTGGAAAAACATTTATTCAAATCAATTTGATAACGGCAACTTAAAAATTGAAGGCAACGCTATTTCAACTTTAGATAGTGATAGTGATTTAGAACTAAATGGTGCAGGCACTGGCTCAGTTCGTGTACCAAGTAGTAACTTTGAAGTTACGGGCAACACAACATTTAATAACACAACCACATTTAATGATGCAGTAACAGTTAATAACAATGTTGGTATTACTGGAGCAATAAATCAAACAGGGTCAACTACTACAATTAATGCTAATCTTACAATACAAGATGGACTTACTGTTAATGGTAATACCCAATTAGAAAATATTAATATTGCTGGTAACAGAATTCAAACAACAGACTCAGATAGTGACTTAGAACTAGATGCCGCAGGTACAGGCAGAGTTGTTATTCCAAATGCAGACTTAGAAGTTGGCGGAGATATTGTTGTTAACGGATCAGCACAATATGCTAACCTAAGTGCAAGCGGAACTATTACAGCAAATACAATTACAGTAAATACTTCAACTATTAACGGTCAATTAAATTTAGAAGATATCGAAATTAACGATAACTTTATTACAACTACAAATACTAATAGTAACTTAGAACTACGTGCGTCTGGCACAGGTAAAATACTTGTACCAAGTAACACACTTGAAATTACAAACAATTTAGATGTTAGTGGCACAGCAACTATTAATAACTTGTCAACTACAACAATTACTACTGATACATTAACTGTTGCAGATACAATGACTATTAATGGGCAAGTACAGTTTGAAGAAATAGTAATTGACGATAACGTTATTACAACTACATCTACAAATGCAAATTTAGAATTACGTGCAAATGGCACTGGTAGAATACTTGTTCCAAGTAACAACGTAGCAATTACAAACGCTCTTACAGTTAGTGGTGCAACTAGTTTGCAAACTACAACGACAGGCGACCTGACAACTGATTCAATAACAGTTACAAATAACATGACTATTAATGGTCAGGCTAACTTTGAAAATATTGAAATTAATGATAACGTTATTACAACTACTGATTCAGATAGTGATTTAGAATTACGTGCTAATGGCACAGGAAAAGTAATTATTCCAAGTAACGATGTTGTTATTACAGGCGGCTTAACTGTTGAAGGTAGCACGATTGTTGATACAGTCACAGTTAACGATAGTCTTTCAGTTGGTAACTTAACAGTCACTAATGCAATTACAGCACCTAATGCAACACTAGAACTTGCTGAAATTGATATTAATACAAACTTTATTACAACTACAACTACTAATGCAGATTTAGAATTACGTGCTAATGGCACAGGTAGCATTTTAATACCAAGTAATAATGTTGTTATAGAACAAGACTTAACTGTACAAGGCGTACTTAATGCAGATAACTTAGATGCATTAGGTAGAGTTACAGCAAATAGTTTCAGCACAGGCAATATTTTAATTGACGACAACTTTATTACAACCACTCAATCAAACAGTGATTTAGAACTACGTGCAAACGGCACTGGAAAAGTTACTTTTGATGACATACAGTTTAATAGTAATATTATAAGCAGTACAGCAGATATGGTGTTAAATCCAGGCAGTGGTATACTTAAAATTGATAGTATTGACAGTGTTGTACTTCCAAAAGGTACTACAGCACAACGAAATGGGTCAGCACAAACTGGTATGTTACGTTATAACACAACTACAAACCATTTTGAAGGTTACAACGGATCATGGGTTACAATGACTGATGGTCTAAGAGATAACGACGGTGACACATATATTACAGCAGAACTTACACCGGGCGCTAATGATAACGTAATTAGATTTTATAACGCAGGCTCCTTAACAGCAGACTTAACAGCCGCTCGATTCAGTACAAATAAACTTATTGTTGATGATATTGAAATCGACAATAATGAGATTAAAACGATAACTACTAATCAAGACTTAGTGTTATCAGGAAACGGCACAGGCGGCATTGTATTAGATAATTTTAAATTTGCTAACGCTACCTTTACAAATACTGTTACAGATAGTGTTACTACGTTTAACTCAACAGGCACTGGTTATTACAAGTTTGCAGGAACAGGTGGTGTTGTAATTCCAACAGGTAACAACACACAAAGACCTGCATCAATAAATGCAGAAACAGGCATGATGAGATACAACAACGAGGACTCTCGTGTTGAAATCTATGACGGCACTAACTGGGTTAGTGTAGCAGGTGCAAGCGGCGGGATAAGTAGAAATGATGCAGAAGCGATCGCACTCGAATATGTATTAGTATTAGGATAAAAAAATGGCAACATATTTTAGAACAAAAGTAATTAAAGATGTAGGAACACAAAAAATTGAAGTGTTTGAAGTACCGGCAGCAACCAATGCTACGGTAATTGGACTCAACTTAGCAAACATTACAGACTTTGCAGTACAAGCAAGTGTTTATATAAAAGACGACACTAGTGTTGAAGGGTTCTATGTTAAAGGAGTAATGATACCTCCACAAACAAGTTATAAAGCAATGATCGGCGGTGAAAAGATTATTTTACCAACAGGACATAGTTTATTAGTACAATCAAATGCAAGCAATAGTGTAGATGCTATTGTTAGTTACGTAGATATACAGTAAGGAGCAATAAATGACACAATATGCAGGAAATGATGTAACAAGTGTAACTGGCAACATTGACGGTAGATACATGTATGCTCTACGTAGAACAGATCAGGGCGAATTGTTTTTTACAAAAATAGATCAAATGGAAAGCGGTGCAAGTATACAAATTAACTCACCCGGCGACCCAACATATAATTATAATGATTTTGAACAAGGTATTGATTTTTATGAAGGCAGAGATCAAAATCACGAAGTTGTGTATCCAAACTTAAACTACGAACAACTCCGCTGGGACAATAGACATTTAAATTACTATGTTAACGATGAAGGCGAATTTGTACTAGTGTTTAACGAAGCACATACATATGCAACTGATGTTAGTAGTGACGGAACAACAGCATATAATAAAAACTTTTATCAAATTACTATTGCAAATGACGGCACACAAAATAGATATTATTTTGGAGGAATTAAAACTCCAACACTAAATTTATATGAAGGACAAACATATACATTTGGACAAAGCGACTCTACTAATAACACACACCCAATTAGATTTTCAACTACAGCAGACGGAACACACGGTGGTGGCGTAGAATATACAGAAGGTGTTACAGTTTTAGGTGTACCAGGTGTAGCAGGCAGTTACGTTAAATTTAAAGTGCCAACTAACGCACCAACCTTGTACTACTACTGTAAAAATCATAGTGGTATGGGCGGACAAATAAATACACTTACATAATTAGTGAACAGGAAAGATAATGGCAGAATTTAGAATTGATAGAATTAGATTTAACTGGAAGGGCTCTTGGGCCGCTTCAACTTCGTACATTAAAGACGATGTTATAAGTTATGGTGGTAAAGTATTTGTTGCATTATCAAGCCATACTGCAAATACAGACTTTAATACAGACTTAGACTTTCTTGTAGCAGGTGAATCTACTCCTAAATGGGAGCAAATGGGAGACGGTCGTCAGTGGAAAGGCGATTGGCAACCAGAAGCATTTTATAAGGTTAATGATGTTGTAAAATACAGAGGCATATTATATAATTGTATTGATAGTCATACTAGTGTAAGCACACTAAGTTTAGGACTTGAAAACGATGATGCAAAGTGGACCCCATTTGCTAAAGGTGGTAACTATCTTGCACTTTGGACTGCTAGTACTGTTTACAAGAAAAACGATTTAATAAAGTATGGCGGAACTCTGTATAGTTGCGTAGTTGACCATACAAGTAGTTCTACCGAAGTTGGTTTAGAAATTGATCAAGCAAAATGGACTGTTTATAATAGAAGTGATAATTGGCGTAATGTTTGGTTAGAAAATACAAGATACAAATCAGATGACATCGTAAGATATGGTGGCAATGTGTATCGTTGCATACTTGGACATACTAGTAATAATGATATTAGAGAAGGTATTGGATCAGATCTAGGCGATGATTCAACAGCGGCGAAATGGGAATTAGTAGTTGTAGGTATAGAATTTAAAGGTGATTGGTCTGCGTCACAGTGGTATAAAACAAATGATATTGTAGTTTATGGACCAAACTTATATAAAGCAAAACGCGGCATGAGTGGTACAAGTACATTTGACGACACCGCTGACTGGGACATTTGGTTACCAGGATTAGGGTTTGAAGGTTTATGGTCTGCTAACGAAGCGTATCAACCAGGTGACATTGTAAGTTATGGTGGTTATACATATACTTCTTTAACAATTAATATTGGCTCCAATCCAAGTGCATTTGGATTAGAACAAGACGGTGTTGGATCAGACTGGGAAGTGCTAGTACGTGGATACACTATGAAAGGTGAATGGGATATTACTGTTCCTTATCTTCCAGGCAGTGTTGTACGTAAAGGCGGATACCTATACGAATCATTAGTAAATATTTTACCAGTTGAACTAGTTGAGCCTGGCGATCCTGACACTGATACGTCAGCATCGTGGAAAACATTAGTAACTGGATTGGCTTGGAAAGGCGAATGGAAAGAATCAAAAACTGTTGACGGCGATAGTAGTTTCTTTCAATATTATCCAGGACATACTGTTATGGATGAAAGTGAAACTTACATTTGTATAACTCAACATTATAGTAATTTATTAGAAGCAAGACCAAGAATTGACACAGACGTACTAACAGGCAACGATAATTATTGGAAAAAATATGCCGGAAACAACGAAACAAGTGCAGAGAACAATGTTTTGCGTTACACTGGTGATGTTAGAACTTACGGAACTAAAGATGACGGATCTACATTAGGAACACAGAGATTAGAAATTGGTAAGACTGGAGAACTGTTAAAAGTCGGCGAGACTGATAATTTAAAATACGAAAATTTATTTGAAATTAATAAAGTTTGGTATGTTAGTGAAAAAGGTTCAGACTTAGTAACTAGTGGTAAAAACCCAGCAACACCGTTTAAGACTATAAAGTATGCTTGTCAATTTTTACAAGGTAATTTAGCAGAAAGAACCCCGGCAACAATATTTGTAGCAACTGGCGCATATAAAGAAATAATACCAATTGTTATTCCTAGAGATACTGCTATTGTAGGTGACGAATTGCGTAGTACAGTTATTCTACCAGCAGACGGATACGAACTTGATAACATGTTCTATATGCATAATGGTAGTGGTTTAAGAAATTGTACACTACAAGGATTAACTGGAACACTAGGCAATGCTAACGATAATTTAACTCGGCGCCCTACAGCAGGAGCATACTGTTCTTTAGACCCGGCAACAGGGCCTGCTGACATATACTCACACATTACAACTAAATCGCCATATGTACAAAACGTAACAACATTTGGTACAGGGTGTATTGGTATGAAAGTTGACGGTGACTTACATAATTCAGGAAACAAATCAATCGTTGCTAACGACTTCACACAAATTTTAAGTGATGGTATTGGCTACTGGGCTAACGGTGATGGTAAATCAGAACTTGTTTCAGTGTTTACTTACTATTGTCATATTGGATATCTAGCAACAGCAGGCGGTAAAGTACGTGCATTGAATGGTAACAACTCTTATGGAGATTACGGTTCAGTTGCAGAAGGATTTGATATTGACGAAGTGCCTATTACAGCAACAATAACTAATAGAACTAAACAAGCACAAATTTATCAAACATATACTGATAACGATAAAGTCTTTGGTGTTGCTTATAGTCATGCAGGCGAAGGATACACAAATGCTCAAATGGATATTACTGGTAACGGTTCCGGCGTTATTGCTACGTTTAATGAGTTTAGACAAGGTGGAATACGTCAGGTATATGTTACTGAAGAAGATTCAAATTTTATTGGCGGAAGTAATTATACGTTTAAATCAAACAAAGCACAGATTGGAACCCCATCTCAACTAACACTTAGTGGGGCAGATACTGGCACAGAGGCTGGGTATATTGGACAAAGATTGTTTATATATGCAGGCAAAGGCGCAGGTCAATATGGTAAAATTGTTGGATTTAGTACAGTTACAAAAAGAGCCGATGTTGAAAACGAAACAAGCGGCTTGCCTGGTTGGGAACATGTTACAGGACAGCCTATACAGGCTTCATTAAACGATACAACACGTTATTATATTGAGCCAAGATCAGTAGTAGCAGAGCCAACTTATAGTCTTGGTAGTCAGTCATTAGGAAGTTTAAATCCTTGGTTAGACGTAGAAGTTGGCTTATATAATACAACAGATATTTACGTTGCAAGTTATGTCAACGGAGTATCAGTAAGCACTGATGGTAATAGTTGGACAGAATCTTCTAGGACAGCCAAAGGCGGATTAGTTGGTATTGGTAACGGAAAGATTGCACTAGTAAATCCAATAGGAACTGCTAATGCAGGATCATTTAGTAGTAATGGTGGAGCAACTTGGAGTGATACAACTATAGGGTTATCGGCAACAAATACTGTAACAGGTGTTTCTGGACAACCAAATGGTGATGTTATGCTTGCTACATACGTAGATTCCAGTGGCACAACTACAGGAATATTAAGATCAACAGACGGCGGCAATACTTGGGGCGCAGGTGCGGCTCTTCCAACAACTAGTCGATATCAAGATGTTGCATATGGTGGCAGCGATGGTTACGGAAAATGGGTAGTAATTTCAGGAACTGCATCAAATCCAAGTAACGCAGGCGCTTATTCAACAGACGATGGGTCAAGTTGGACAGCATTTACACTTCCAGCATCAAGTGCATGGTCAAAAGTTGTATGGGGAAGAGATAGATTTGTAGCAGTTACTAAAAAAACTGATAGTAGTCCGGCAGAAACAGCAGTTAGTTTTGATGGTATTACTTGGTCCCAAGGCGTTATGGAAGCAGGCGAATGGACTGGTATTGGATACGCACAAGGAACGTTCTGTGCAGTAAAAAGTGACACAGGTGCAGAATCAGATGTAATTGCATTTAGTAGAGACGGATTTAGTTGGAGAAATAAATTATTAACAGGTGGTGCTGAAACTAGAGCAGGCGTTATTGGTTCGAGTACAACGAGTGAATGGTGGGTTGTAACTAATAACGAAAGCAACGCAGATAAAATTACATACGGTACACAAGCATTATGTAGACCGATAGTAGGTAGTGGAAGAATTGGTACCTTTATTTTACACGAAACAGGAGCAGGATATACTTCAAGTCCGACAGTAACTGTTCATGATAATACAAATACTTTAGACGTAACAACTAATGCTGAAGTTGCTAACGGCGTATTGCCGCAACCAACAATGACTAATTTTGGTACAGGATATTTTAGATCTCAAGCATCAATTAATGTTAGTAGTAACGGATATGCTGATATTGCACAAATTGCCGATGAACTAATTCTTGAAAATGTAAATCGATTACCAGGACCTGGTGATAATATTAGTATTAATGGCATTGAAGGAGTTACATATTTTGTTGTTAAAATTAAAGCACAATCGGGTGTACTTGGCGCCTTTAATTTAACATTGCAAATTAGTCCAAACTTAGGACGTAAGGAAGCACCAGAGCACGGTGAGACAGTTATTGTTAGACAACAGTATAGTCAGATTAGATTAACAGGACATGATTTCTTAGACATTGGTACAGGTAACTTTAGTAGCACAGCATATCCAGGACTTTATGTATTTGGTTATAATCCAGATGATAATGCTGAACCAAAACAATTTAACGAAGTTAGTCAATATAATGGTGGTCGTGTGTTCTACACAAGTACTGACCAAGATGGTAACTTTAGAGTAGGTGAATTATTTGAAGTTGAACAGTCAACAGGAACAATTAGTATTAATGCTAGTTTCTTTGAACTAGACGGACTTGAAGAACTTAGACTAGGCGGCGTTGTACTTGGAGGTACAGGGGCTGTTGTTAGAGAGTTTAGCACAGATCCAACGTTTGCAGCCAACTCAAATAATATTGTTCCAACGCAACGAGCAATTGGCAAGTATGTGCAATCAAGAGTATCATCAGGTGGTTCAGATCTTAAAGTGAACAGATTAAATGCTGGTGATATTAGTTTTGAAGGTAATAGAATCTTCAAAGTACTAGGCGGAAGTATTGATGTACTACAGGTTGCAAATATACAAGGCAACGTAGAAGGTGATATGGCAGCACAAGCATACTTCCAGTCCGGAGCAATGGGTGGTGAAGGCGGACCAGGATTTGGCGATGATTAATAATAATGATAAATATACAGTATATACGGGTGGAGTAACCAATGGCAGAATTTAAATTAGGTAGAATCAGATTTATTTGGAAAGACGAATGGTCTGAAGCAACCACTTACTACAAAGATGATGTAGTAAGATATGGTGGTAAAACTTTTATGTGTGTAGTAGGACACATTTCACAAACTGACTTTATGTTGGATCTAAATGATTCTACAGCAAAGTGGCAACAGTTTGCAGATGGTCAGACTTGGAGAGGCGACTGGACTGCACAAACAGTTTATAAAATTAACGATATTGTAAAATACGGTGGACAACTATACATTGCTAACACCGGACATATTTCAGACGACGATGCCATTGGTGGTCTTGAAAGTAACTTAGGTGACGATAGTACATCAGCATTTTGGGACCTATTTGGAGAAGGATTTGATTACAAATCTGACTGGGCTATTAATACACGTTACAAAGTTAACGATATTGTTAAGTACGGTTCACGTGTTTATATTTGTACAGGGTACCATGTTAGTGCGCCAAATACTACATCAGGATTAGAATTAAATCAATCTAAGTGGGACATTATTAGTGATGGATTTGATTGGAAAACAGACTGGGCTATTAATACAAGATATAGAATTGGTGACTTAGTTAAATACGGCGGTCAAGTTTATTCGTGTAATACTGGACACACTTCATCTGCAACAACAGTTATTGGTCTTGAAGTAGATCAATCAAAATGGGATTACTTCCATAAAGGTATTGAATATTTAGGTGAATGGGCAAGTGCTTATAGATATAAAATTAACGATGTTGTAAAAGATTCCGGCGGCTTATGGATTTGTACAACTTATCATACATCGACAGTTGCACTAGATTTAAAAACAGATGAATCTAACTGGGCACAATTTATACCAGGATTAGAATTTGAAGATAGTTGGGGTCCTTATTCAGACTACCAACCAGGTGACATTGTAACATACGGTGGTTACACATATGTTTCTAAAACAAACAACACAGAAAAGAAACCAAGTGAACAGACAGCAGATTGGGATGTATTTGCAACAGGATTTAATCTTAGAGGTGTTTACGGCGACGACTCAGCAGGACAGGATTATCTAACTGGAGATGTTGTTACAGTTGGCGGATTTACTTACCTTGCTATTGCAACTTCAAACGGCGTTCGTCCACCTAATACAAGTTATTGGGAAAAATTAAATGAAGGCGTTGAATGGAATAGTGGCTGGACAACAGCGACATATTATGATTTAGGCGATGTTGTTTCACAGGGTGTTAACAGTTATATTGCAGTACAATCACATACTTCAAACAACGGAGTTAATGATCCGGCTACTGACACAGGCGGAAACTTTTGGAACTTCTTTAGTGGTGGTGCTGAATCAGGAAACTTAACAACTGCTGGTGACATTGTTTACTACGGTGGATCAGGCCCAGCACGTTTACCAGTTGGTAAACCAGGACAAGTATTAAAAGTTAATGATGCAGAAACTGCACCAGAATGGACATACTTTGGACAAGTTAATCACATTTGGTATGTTGATACAAATTCCGGTGTCGACGCTCCTGCTCCTGATAGAGGCATTACACTTGATAGACCATTTAAAACAATACGTTATGCTACAGAACAAATTGAAGTTGGTGGAGTAAATCAACCAGATAGAATTTTAATTGAAGCAAACAGATCTTTCTTACAAGCAGAAGTTACAGAATGGATTGATTACCAAATTGCAAATGTTATTAGTCCGTTTTCAGGATCATTTAGTTATGATAAAGCAAAATGTTTGAGAGACACAGGTCAAATTATCGATGCAGTTGCATGGGATTTATCACATGGTGGTAATGTTAGATCACGTTTGTCAGCATTATCATATTTTAACGGTGCGGCAAGTTATATTGCAGGACAAACAGGTGAAACTGTTGCGGCAATTAATTACTTAGATAGTATTATGTCAAACATCCTTGCAAAAACAGATCCAGCGGCAAACTACCAAACACTAAACAGTGTTAGTACACCGATTACACAGCAAAAATTAACAGCATACACAAGTACAGATGGTACAATAACAACTATTAGTTCATTAATAGATATTATTACAAATGCAATTACAGCAGGAGTTACAACTGGCATACCAACAGAACTACATGCACAGAAAACAATATTTGTTAAAACTGGTACATATTATGAAGTACTACCAATTATTGTTCCAGAAGATGTTGCTATTGTTGGTGATGAATTACGTTCAACAAGAATTTCTCCAGCATCAAGTATAACTAGTGCAGATGACACTCCAAAAAGTATTGCGGCACTTACACGAATTGAAGCAGTAGTTAGTAACATTGTACAAAACGTTGCTATTACAAAATCATCAGGCAATAGTGCAACACAAGTAATAACAAGACCAGCAGGTAATGCAAGTGCAGGTACAGCAACAGCAAACTTGTTTAGAGAAATTTACGATTATATCGATTGGGGTATTAACGGCGTAACAGGTGATAGTACACAACCTACTATGCGTGGATCAAACACTCCAGAAACTTCAACAGGATATACATATGCTGTAGAAGTATTAGAAGCAAACAAAGCGTTTATTATTGCAGAAGTACATGCATATATTGCAGTAACTTATAGTGGATACAGTTATTCATTAACGGCTTGTGCAAGAGATGTAACAGCATATATCGATGCTGTAAAACATGACCTAATTTACTCAGGTAATTATAAATCATTACTAGCGGCAAAATATTATGTACACTCAGTAGAAGGCTGTTTATTAAAAAATATGTTCTTTGTACGCAACGGTACTGGGTTACGTAACTGTACACTTACAGGATTATCTGGAACATTAAGCGGTGCAAATACATATGGAACTAAGCGTCCAACAGCAGGTGCATACGTTTCACTAGATCCAGGTTGGGGACCAGCACATACAAAGGCATGGATTACAAATAAATCTCCATATGTACAAAACGTAACAACATTTGGTACTGCATGTATTGGATTAAAGGTTGATGGTGATTTACACGCTGGCGGTAACGACAGTATTGTTGCTAACGACTTTACACAAATTTTAAGTGATGGTATTGGATATTGGGTTACAAACTTAGGTAGATCAGAACTTGTTTCTGTGTTTACATATTATAACCATATTGGTTACCTTGCAGAAGATGGCGGTAAGATTCGTGCTACAAACGGCAACAATTCATATGGAGACTTTGGATCAGTTGCTGAAGGTATTGACGAAACTGAAACTCCAGTTTTAGGTAAAGTTGATAACAGACAACTAGAAGCACAGGTTGCAAATGTAGTTACAGATGGTGCAAATGAAATTTTACAACTAGAATATTCAAATGCAGGTACAGGTTATACTACTGAAGCAACAAGTGCAATTATTACAACAGAAAATGTAAGCAATAATGATTCTGACAGAGTTGGCGGAACATACAAAGGCATTTCAGCAACATCAAGTGGTAGTGGTAGTGGTCAAGAATTTGATGTAGAAGTCAGCACAGTTGGTGGAGCAACTATTACAGTTATAAAAGGTGGTACTGGACATGTAATTGGTGATACCTTTACAATTGTTGACGGATTACTAGGTGCCGGCGGAGCAACAAGTGTAACATTTGACGTTGCAACAATTGGTGCGGCAACAAGATATACACTAAGTGGCGAAGGTTTTGGAGCGGCAGTTGATGCAATAACAGTTAGAAACGGCGGCGTAATGGAAGTACAACTTGAAGAAGATTCAAGTATATACGGCGGCGCTGGATTTGTTACTATTGCATCAAACTCACAAGCAGGTAATACAACACAAATTACACTAGCGGCGACTGATGTTAATCCAACTGGAACATATAACGGCATGTGCATTTACATTCTAAGTGGATTAGGTGCAGGGCAGTACGGTGTTATTAGTGCATATGATGCGTCAACTAAAATTGCAACTATTGTTAAAGAATCAGATGGATCATCAGGTTGGGAACATATTAAAGGTTCAGCAATTGCAAGTGTACTAGATGCTACGACAGCATATGATATTACTCCAAGAGTAATATTTACAGCACCGCCAAGTGGCATTACAGCAAGAGGAAGATGTAGAGTTGCTGATGAAAAAGTTGTAGAAGTAAAAATTATTGAACCGGGTAGCGGATATAGTGCGCCACCACAAATGGCATTAATTGATGCAAGTCACACTATTGAAGTTCCTCACACAGTTAGAATTGGTAACGGCGTATTAGGGCAACCTACTTATACAAGTAGAGGTACAGGCTTTATTACTGCGGCGGCTGATGTAATTGGTGACGGTTTTGGAGATATTAGACAACTTGGTACAAAAATTAGAGTTGATGAATTAAATAGTATTCCACAAAAAGGTGCTAACATAGAATTTGCAAGTTTACCTGATAGATGGTTTAAACTTGTTAGTATTACTAGTTTATTAGGAGCAGGACCATATAGTGCATTGCTTCAAGTTAGTCCTGCATTAAAAGCAGCCGAAAGACCACCACAGGATGATTTAATTACAATTCGTAGACGTTATTCGCAAGTGCGATTAACAGGACACGATTTCTTAGACATTGGTACAGGTAACTTTACTAATACTAATTATCCAGGAACACCGTTAGTAGATCCGGCTCCACAATACGAAACAAACGGTAACGGCGGTGGCAGAGTGTTCTACACAAGTACGGACCAAGATGGTAACTTTAGAGTTGGTGGATTGTTTAACGTTGAACAAGCAACAGGTATTGCTACATTAAACGTTGAAGCGTTTAATATTAGTGGTCTAAACGAACTACAACTTGGTAGTGTGGCACTTGGTGGTGCAGGAGCAGTTATTACTGAATTTAGTACTGACGGTACGTTTAGTGCTGATAGTGATAGTGTTGTTCCAACACAGAAAGCAATTAAAACTTACATTACAGCACAAATTGGTGGTGGTGTTGCTACACTTAACGTTAACAGTGTAACAGCAGGTACAGTTGAAATTACTGCAAATACAATATCAACAACAGACGGCGGTAGGATAAATATACTTAACGCAGTCAACTTTAAAGGTGGAATTGATGGTGCTCCTGTAGCATTAAGCATGTTCCTAAATAATTAACGGAGAGAGAAATGGCAACAGGAAGATTAGGCGCAAGCGATTTGAGCAGTGGAGCACTTACATCAGTGTATACTACTCCTACAGATACGTATGCGGTTGCAAGTGTTAACTTGTGTAATAGAGGAAACCAAGCAACGTCAATTAGAATTGCTGTTGCAGACCTGGCTACACCAACGGCAGGTGAGTATATTGAGTATGATACAGAAGTATTATCAAAAGGTGTACTTGAAAGAACTGGTATAGTTTTAGCCGCAGGTCAAATAATTGTATGTTATGCTTCAGGGCCTAACATTTCAGCAGTCGCTATGGGCATCGAAACGTCTACAGCATAAATACATAGGAGAAGGAAAAACCATGGGAAGATATATAACAACAACTGGTACTGCTGGTGTTACTACTAGAGAAATTAGTACAACATTCAGTGCCACGGTAAATGATAGGGTTTTGGCAAATACTGCCAGTTCAGCATATACTATTACACTGCCAGTAAATAGTTCATTATTAGTAAATGACACAATACAAATTATTGACATTTCAAACAATGCGGCAAGCAACAACTTAACACTCGCTAGAAATAGTAGTTTAATTAATGGATCAGCAGAAAACTTAACGATTGACGTTAGTGGTGCGATTGTAACATTAATTTACACAGGATCTACGTACGGTTGGGTAGTTGGCTCAGTATAACAGGGGAAACAAATGGCATCATTAGAAGCATTAATTAAAGCAAAACTACCCGCATCCGCAGAAGAGAATTTAGAATCGGGAAGAATTTATAGTTTTTCTGAAGGTAATACGTATGCAAAAGCGTGTAACTGCTGGTGCTGGTGTCCTACAACCACAGGCTCGGCTGTTATAGAAGTTTGGGGAGCAGGTGGCTCAGGCGCAAAGATGTGTTGCTGTGGTAACGGATTACCTGGTAACTCAGGAGCGTATTCAAAAACAACAAAAGCAATGACTGCATCGGATTACATGTACGGTTGTACAGGGTTTGCATGTGGTAACTCAGACGCACTATGTTTTAGAGGTTGCTCAGAACCAACAATGGTTTGTATGGTAGCGGCGGCTGGAAACAGTTGTATGTGTGCTAGAGGCGGCAAAGGTGGCGTAAGTTACTGTTCAACAGGCACAAGTATGTATTGTTGCTTTTTAAGCGGCGGTTTTTGTGCAACAAGCACAGGACCAAACTGCGGTACAGTTTGTAACCAATGTTCAGGACAATGGGACGCTATTGCATATGGTGGAGATGTAAACAGATGCGGAAATATTTCATGTATGGGCTTTCATGGTTGTCGCCCTTCATGTGTATGTTTATTTAGAGGCATGGTAGCATTTCCTCCAGGAATGATTTCAGAGTGCGGTGGAGTTGTACAGTACGGTATGTCAGATGACTCAGCACACTCTAGTTGGTCAGGCATGGGACAATTTGAAGCACAGGCTATGATTAATGGCGCTGGTAAATCACCAGGACAAGGATTAACATGGAAAGCATGTTACCAAAGTGATAAGAGTTGTGGTTGCTACAATACTAACGGTTGTCAAAGTACTTTACCATATGGCGTAGGCGGTCCAGGACCTCAACCTTGCCCAGGTGTGCGTGATCACGCAACACGCGGTGGTATGGGTGCAATTAGAATTAAGTTTATAGAAAGTTAAGGAACAGGAGCAAACATGGCAGGATTAAAAGCACTATTAGCAAGTCGAAGTACGCCCGCACAAGAAGATAACCTTGAAAAAGGTAAGATTTGGGCATATTCCAACGTTGCTACATACTCGACCTACCCAGGTTGCTTTTGTTGGATATCACCAGGTACTGGTAAAGCCGAAATTGAAGTAATTGGTGCGGGAGGCAGTGCATCTAGAATGTGCTGTTGTTCAGCAACAATTTCAGGTAACTCAGGTGCATACGCAAAGAAAACAATTGATGTAGGCGCAAACTGTTGGATATGTGGAGCGGCAGGTAAGAGTTGTCGTAATGCAAGCACATTATGTCACAGAGGTTGTTCAGAACCAGGTATGGTTTGTTGGCAAGGTAACAGTGGATCAAATGGTTGCATGTGTGCTCAAGGTGGATGGAGTGGCGCTAGTTGGTGTACAACTGGTACAGCACGTTGGTGTTGTTTTGCCGCTAACAACTGGTGTAAATCACAATATTCAAGTTATTGCGGCATTATTTGTAATGCTTGTACTAATAGTTGGAAAAACGTAGCATACGGTGGCGATACAAACAGAGATGGTGTAAAAAGTTGTGTTACATATTGGCACTGCTATCCAAACTGTAACTGTTCAACTATTCACCATACTGCATTACCAGCAGGCATGTTTAGTGAATGTGGCGGCGTAGCATCATACAGTTTAGATGATGATAACGGTCACGGACGTTGGTCTGACAAGCATTAAATGGTTACCAGAGTGCATTAAACGGAATGTCAAGAATGCCAGGAGGCGGTACATACTGGTCACAATGTTGGAACGGTGTTCGAGCATGTGGTTGTTATGATACTCAAGGTTGTTCGATGTTTGTACCACATGGTTCAGGTGGTCCGGCGGCAACACCGTGTTCAGGCGTTAGAGATAATGGTTGGGCAGGCGGAGACGCACTAATTAGAATCAAATACATAGAAAGTTAATGAATGTTAACTAAATATAAACAGAGTTAATGGAGATATAGAAATGAACAAAACTTTTACAGTAACCTATGCAGATGAGCCGTATAAAACGGCCACTACAAAAGGTCTTACGTTTGAATGTACGTATACAGGTCCGAGATGGATCTTAGGTCAAGTTGATAGAGACGACGACCAAGTTAGAGAAGCAGGACGCAGTGATTCGTCAGCAACAGATGGCGCAATTGACCCAGCAGGGTTTGAGCCAGATATGTATGACTACATTATACTAGACGCGGCAGAAAGTGATGCAATGGCATGGAGATGTGCATACATGACTGACGAATATACGCATCTAGATGTAGACGACTATAGTGAAGTAATTTCACCAGCAACCGGTGCAGATTATACATGGGAACATGTATATGAAGGTACAACAGGTATGCTTGCACACATTTATATGGCTGATAGTTTACTATACAATCATGAAACTGAAACATGGACTGACATGATTCTACGTACTCACAATAATACACGTGAAACAACGTTAGGAACATGGGCAAATTCTGCGGCTGGTATCAGACGTGCTATTTCAAGTGCTGGTGATGCACACAACAATCTTACTGACGCAGAGAAAGCAACATTAGCATCTCATGCTACATGGTTAGAATCAATCCCAGTAGAATATGAAGGCATCAATCACTGGAAAATTGAATATCCAGATGCAGTAATGCCTAGTTATATTGATCCAGACGATGTAGTATAACTACTAAATTTTCTATATCCAATCTTAATCGGATTCGCCAGTTTTTATTATAATTACTAGTGAGTCCGATTTTTTTATGGAGAAAATAATAGATGACACAACGAAGTAAAGCATTTTTTTTAAACGGCGGCGCAGGGCGTATGCTATGTTCAATCCCTGCACTTGAATTATATGAACAAGAGTCGGGTGATACAGAGTTTGTAATTGTTTGTGAAGGTGGAACTGATATGTTCAAAGGCCATCCTAAATTACATAAACGTGCATACGATCCTTGGCACAAAAATTTATTTGATGATGTTATTAAACATAGGCAAGTAATAAATCCAGAACCATATCAAGTATGGGAATACTATAATCAAGAATGTAGTTTATCACAAGCATTTGATATTTTACTTAATAATAAAGGTATAAGAGAATTAGAAAAACCTTTTGTTAATTTAAGTAAAGACGAATTGCTAGTTGGTCGCAAATTAGTCAACGAAGTAAAAGAAAAAATTAAAAAAGATAAAGTTTTAGTTATTCAGCCATTTGGTCGAGGAATTGAAATAATGGACGACACCCCAATAGATGTTACTGCTCGTAGTTTTGAATTTAAAGATTTGAAACAAATGATTAAAAAACTAGAAAAAGATTATGCTATTATAATGATGAGCGAAATGAAAATGGAACTTAAAGGCGAAGGATTAAAAAACGAAGTAGCAATGCCCGAAGGTCTTTCACTACGTCAATGGGCTGGTATGATTAAATTTTGCGATCATTTCTTAGGTTGCGATAGTGTAGGACAACACTTAGCATATGCTGTAGGAACACCTACAACAGCCGTAATTGGCGCAACGTTTCCAATAAACGTAAGTTACCCAGATGCGGAAGGCATTAATATTATTGATCTAGGTATGAATGATAGACTATACGATCCTATTAGAATTACACAAGACGAGACTGTTAATCGGCACAACGAAAAACTTATGCAGATGGATGAAGCAATACAAGACTACGTTATTAGTGTAGTTAAAGGCGAGCGTAATCCTCAAGAAGATAAAGATCCGTCAAAATAATGAAACGACTATTTGTATTAGGATGCAGTTTTAGTAATTATGCTTGGCCTACGTGGGCAGACATATTAGGCCAAGAATTTGACATATTTGAAAACTGGGCATTTCCGGGCCTAGGTAATAGAGCAATAGCAGAACGTGTTGCTGAAATACATGCAAACAATCATCTAACTAAAGACGACACAGTTATTATACAATGGACTAGTCATTTAAGACATGACTGGCATGCTACTGACCACCGACATCAAGAGAATGCTGGCTGGAAAACATCAGGTAGTTTGTTTAATTACATTAATGCAGAAATATTTGATGAAAAATGGATTAAAACTTTCTGGTCTGAAAATAGTTATATGATGCATACATACAATAATATATTGCTAACTCAAAACTTTCTTAACGGAGTAGGGTGTAATTGGCGTATGACAAGTATGGGATATATTAACAAAATGAATAGTGATTATCCTACTACTAGCCATGGTGAAAAGACTAATGAAATTGATGCTATGGTTGATATTCCAACACTAAGCATATATAAAAAAATATTTGATGACAAAAGTAAATGGATTAAACCGATTGGAACATTTGCATGGAATCACAAAACAAAACCGTATAAATTTAAATCTATGCAAGATAAAGCAGTGTTTTCAATAGACAGGCATCCTACAACATACCAACATAGTGAGTGGCTTAAAACTTACCTGTTGCCTAGTTTAGGTATAAGCCAAAAACAAACAAAAAAAGCAAAACATTGGATAGATACTATTAACAGAATATACGATAACAGTCATAGAGATTTTGATTTGTTTTGTGAAAATATAGATAAAGAAATAAGTGATCGTAATAACCATTACAGAGGATTTTAAATTATGAGTAGACCAGTATGGATTGCAGGTATAGCAAGAGGACATAACGCAGGTGTATGTTTATTGAAAGATGGCGAAGTTGTATTTGCTATTGAAGAAGAACGTTTAAGTAGACAAAAATATGACGGTGGTCCGTTTGCAAGTATGGTTAAAATACTTGATTACACAGATAAATTAGATTACCTTGTAGTTGCTCATACACAGAAATTAGAAGAAACAGCAGGCAAGGTTGACTATAGTGGTGATGATGTATATACTGGACTTGCACGTAAACTTGGATTAATTGATAAAAAATCAAACTCGCATACATACGAACATCCTCAAGTAATCGATCTTGCATTTATGCATCATAAATTACATAGTGCTTGTGCATTTTATCGTTCGGGATTTGATAGTGCTGTTAGTGTTATTGTTGATGGTGCCGGAACTTTTATTCCAATTGGAGTAAACAACGAACAAGTAATGAGTTGGGAAGTAGAAAGTATTATTGATTGTGAATATCCAGCAACGTTTAATACATTACATAAGGTATACGGAACACGAGATCCAATTCAGGGCGGCATTGTACAAATGGATAGTACACAATTTGGCGAAACCGGACGTAAGCACTCAGCCGTTGTAAGTGATAGGGCAGGCATTGTAAAAGCATACGAAGCCGCTACTATGTACTGTGGTTGGTCTAGTATTGAAGCAGGAAAAACTATGGGATTATTTCCATATGGTAAACCAAACGAAAAATTTCCAAAACTATTTGATGACACAACAGATTATCCGTTAACAAATAGAAATATTGTTGTACCAAATTATCCTAATGGTGCATTGATTAACGCTGGATTGTATGCTGAACTTGGAGAACTTCCGAGCGGTGAAGATGCTGATATTACACTTTTACAAAGTAGACGTGACATAGCATATGCAGTACAAACTGAAACACAAGAACAAGTAACAGATCTTATTAGAAATGCTGTAGAATTATCAGGTAATAAAAAAGTTGTAATTAGTGGCGGTTATGGACTTAACTGTGTTGCTAACTATCATTATTTAGAAGCATTAAAAGATGATGGTATTGAAATTTATGTTGAACCAGTAAGCAACGATGCAGGCACAGCAATGGGCGCGGCAATGATGTTTTGGTACGGTTTAGAAGATGAAACTGAAAAACGTCAAACTCAAACATTATACTTAGGACCAGATAACAACTATACTAATAATGATATTAGCACCATTACTAGTAAAGAAGAAGTTGAAATAACAGATGCTACGCATGATGATGTAGTAGATTTAATTACTAATAAAAATATTGTTACAATATTCCAAGGACGTTCTGAAAACGGTCCACGTGCATTAGGTAATAGAAGTGTATTATACGATCCTACTGATCCCAATGGTAAAGATCATGTTAATGCTGTAAAACATCGCGAATACTTTAGACCATTTGCAGGCAGTATATTACAAGATGACGTACATGAATGGTTTGACTTACGCGGTATGGAAGATAGCCCGCACATGATGTATGCTGTAAATTGTAAGCCAGGCATTGCAGAAAAGATTCCTGCTATTATTCATATTGACGGTACTTGTAGAATCCAAACAGTTACCCGGGAACAGAATCCTCATTACTACGATTTAATTAAAGCATTTAAAGAAAAGACAGGATGTCCTATTATCTTTAATACTAGTTTTAATTTAGGCGGAGAACCATTAGTAGAAACTCTAGAAGATGCTATTTGGACATTAAAACAAAGTGAAATTGAATATTTGTACTTGCCGGAGTTTAGTAAATTAATTACTGTCAAAAACGGGTAGTCACATTTCTTCAAACTCCGATAAATAGTATAAAGCGAGTTTGAAATGGATATAACAAAATACTTTAAAAAAGGTCTAAGAGGTACTATACTTCTTGCTAACAGTCATTTTTCCTATGGTAGTACATGGAAGGCTGTAGAAACTTCATTGCCATTAGATAAATGGTATCAAGGAGATTTCTCCAGTGCTGAGTATACTATCAATATTGAACTAGGCAAAGATAAAAAAGAAATTATAAAATGTTTATTAACTGCTTCACCTAATGAAGCAAGCGTAGTAGTGTATGGTCGAGCAAGCACTACTACTGATTTAGTCAATGTAACTGCACAAGTTACTAACTCTTTTGTTGAACTAGTATTAACTCCAAAAACAGATGCTACTAAGGGGTGTAAAGCATCGTTTAGTGCTACGTATTTTAAGAGTCATACCTAAATCATTGTTAGATAAATATATAGAACTGGAGTGCTAAAGTGGCCGTAGAAGAACGTCAATTTGAATCAGAATTTGGATTTAAGAGTCCGGGTTTTACAGTAGACAAGTTAGGTAATATTACCGCAACGTCTATTAATGCTGCCGGAGCAGGTGGAACTGGTGGCGGCGCTGCCGGCGACTTTACAGTAACCCAAGTAGGCGGAAACTTTAGAGTAGCAAGTGATTCTGTTATTGTAGGTACTGGAAATAATCCAACACTTGCATTTCAAAGAGGACAAGAATATTCCTTTACACTAACTATGTCGGGTTCGCCAATATCGTTTAACTTATTAGACTCAACTGGACTTGTAAAGTATAGTACAGGTATTACTCATCAAGCAGATGACGGTACAACGACAACAGGAGCCGCGGCACAAGGTAATACTACAGGCAAAGTAGTTTTTGCTGTGCCAGCAGATGCTCCAGACACGTTGTATTATGGTAACTCAGTTGGTTCTGTTAGGGGCATAATTAATGTTAGCAATGCAATAGCAGTTGATGCTACTTTTGCAGATTTAACATCAACTGGAACATCAGCATTACAAGCACTTACAGCAACAGCATTAACATTAAACGGCAATGGCACAGTTACTGGTGATCTTACTGTTGAAGGTAAATTAATCGGAGACTCGTTAAGTGTTAATGGATTAGGAGTTGCTGAATTTAATGCAGGAACTAATATTGTTTTACGTGCAGGAAATAAAATAGATTTCATTATTAACGATACTATACTAGGCACAGTTGATTCATCTGGGTCGTCAGTAGGGGTAGTTAATACAATAATAAACAACACATCAATTGGAGCAACAACTGCATCAACTGGTGCATTTACATCCGGAACCATTGCCGCGCAACCGACTACAGCAAATGGCATAAGTAATAAGAAGTATGTAGATAACACATCAACAGCATTAGCGATTGCACTTGGGGTATAATTAATGGCAAAGAAGAAAATTGGTAATTATAAGTTTAAACCTGGTATAGGATATGCGGAAAATTTATTTCCAAATGCTTATGCACTTTTAAACACAAATAGAGCATTTATCCAAGCAGAAACAGGACAGTTTATCAACGAACGTGTAAGCGATGCTACGGCATTTCAAGCAGATTTAATATCACTAGTTGAAGATTTAAAACAAGAAATAGTTTTAGGAACAACTGCTACTCAGCGTTTATGGGGACAAATTGAATTTACTAAAGGTGTTACACAAAAACTAACACGTAAAAAAACTTTACAAAGATTAAAAACAGGACTAGCGGCACTTGGTAATGTTAATGGTACTTACCAAACAAACATGGAAAATGCTATTGATGGTCTTATTAATATAGCAGACAATGGAATTTCTAGTGCAACAGCATTAGTAACAGCAGAACGTACTGCTGAACCTGAAACAAATATAGGATTTTCTGTTACAAGAATAAAAAATAATAGAGCGTTTATGATTGCTGAAATAAAAGCATTTATGGATGTAGACACCCCGTCAAATACTGTTACTACTGCAACACATTTTGAAACAAACATAGGATTATTACTTGATTGTATTTGTCAAGATATTTCTACAACAGCAAATAACTTAGTAAAAACAATCAACGAAGAAATTTTTGTAATTACAACTCCGGCAGATAGATCATTAACCGGCGACGGTATGACTAGACTTGGAACTGTAATTAAACAAGTTATTGAAGGTGATTCTGTTGTACGTAGTACAGGAAATACACTAACACAAAATACTACAGGAACCAGTGGAAATACAGTATTAGGCGATAGAAGTAAAACACATATCTTAAATACGCAAACAGTTATTGCAAACGGAACTGTAGCAAGTTTACCAACAGCAGTATATCCTAATTATAGTGACGAACCTTCAGCAGGTAACGCGGCGGCTACTGATTTAGAAAATAACAAAACTGTTGTAGCAACAAATATAAATGCATTTTATAATTACACTTTTAATCAATCAAAGTGTGAAAGAGATACAGGACTTATTTTAAATGCTTATAAGTTTGATTTGCGCTATGGCGGTAATTTCAAAACTTACGATTACGCAAGCAAATATTGGGAAGGAGATGTTGCACAAGTTGATGGAACACGATATCCTGAAATAGATACACATACTTGGGTAACAGCATTAATTAAAGATTACATTTTTAATAAAACATCATATCCTGCAGAACAATCTGGAACAGTGCAGTTGGTTGCTGGCACTGATGCTGAAACTGGTGCAGACACTGTTATTAGTACATTAGGAACTTTATTAACTGACACTATCGCAGGCGGTCTGAGTGCAAGACCTGCGTTCGAAGACACTGGTGCAGGCTATATTAAATTTCCAGGAAATTATGACTCAAGTGATATATTATTAATTACAAATACTTCTGAGAACATAGTAGTGTATTCATTTAATGATGCAGACAGCGGTGGCTTTACAGAATTATCAAATCAGTTTAAATCAACTAATGGTGTTGTATACGATAAAGACGAAGATTTTCCAAAATATTTACAAACAACCGATGCTATAACAAAAATTTATCTTAATAAAAATACGTCAACAATGTTGGGTGATGATAAATTACAGATTTATGTAGATACAGATGAGTTAATTGTTAGACCATACGAATTTGGAACAGATGCAATTGAACGCCAGCGTACTGCTGAACCAATGTCAATGCTTGACGCTGACTTTGAATACGGATTACAACCTACGAAATGGAGTGCTATTGCAACCATGCGTGGATATCCAAGTGTGTACGAAATACCTGGAACTGAAACTAGTGTTATAACAGTGGTATCAGATAGTAGTGCAGGCACAGAAGGAGTTGGTAGTTCATTAATAACAGTAACTACAGCAGGTGCTCATGGATTTGCACTAGGCGATGCTATTACTATTAAAAGTTTAAAACAAGATATACAGGGATATAGTAGAGCAGAAGGTGCGTTTATTATTATTTCAGTACCTAATGCAATTAGTTTCCAATATTATGCAAAAGCAAAAGTTGGAGTAAGTGGCAATGTTAACATTCAAGCAGAAGCAACCCAATTAAGACAAGCAGGATTTTATACTGGTGCTAGTATTGGTGTTCCTTCATTTAGTATTGAAAGCAATGGTAGTAGTGGTGTAATTCGTCCATCATTAATAGTTGATAGTGGAGATGACGTTATTCCGTTTACTGTGCAATCCGGCGGTGCTCCTGAAATTGGTGCTCCGATGAGCGCATCCTCAGGCATTGCGTTAGGTACACAGGTAACTGGTAAAGTTGGCACAGGCGGCATTTCAGTAACCCCAGTAGTTACTGCTGATTACGGTCCAGGCACAACAGATATTGATGTACAGAGTGCTACAGGCATTCAACAAAATATGGCGGCAGATAAAGGCGACGGTACTTTAACACTTGTTAATACTGTTGTAGGTAATACAATTACTTTTAGTGATGCTACTACTGGTGATATTAAAGGTAACTTAGTATCATATACAGGAATTGAAGGACAAAACGTTGTTAGTTTAGGTTTTGGTGCTTCTCTTAGTATTAGTAGAGCAAGCGGCAATTATGCACTTGTTGAAATTGTAAACTCAGGTCAAGATTATCAAGTAAATGATGTATTAGAAATACAAGGTGAATTTTTAGGAGGCGTTACTCCTACAAACGATTTAACAATTACAGTTAACAGTGTTGATACTGGCGGAGAAATTTTAACTTTAACATTAGCAGGTAGTGCATTTGACGGTACTGGAAACTTTGGTAACGTTAACGGTACCTATTTAAATGGTAATGGTAATGGCGGCCTTTGGAACGTAGCATATAGTGGTGGAGTATTTACTAGTACTACATTAACTGATCCAAGTTATCCTGCACAATCAGGTACAACATCAGGCGGTACTGGTACCGGCGTACTGTTAGATTTTACAATTACTAACAATTCATATGCAGTTACTATTGATCCATCAGATGCAGGTGTAACAGGTTATAGTGTTAATGATCTTATTGAAGTTGCTGGTACTTCGTTAGGTGGTACTGCTCCAAATAATGACGCACAAGTTACAATCACAGCAGTAGATAGTAATGGATATCCGACTGCGGCAAGTGTAACAGGTAACGGTGGAAACGCATTAAATAATTATACTAACGTAACGTTTACTACAAACAATTCGGGTATTGGTGCAGGCTTAAACATAAACACTGATGGTGCTGTATACGATGGAACATTTACTGTTCAAGGTACAGGCTTTGCAGGCGGTGATACAGTTACCGTATTAGGAACACAAGTAGGCGGTAATACGCCAGCAAACGATATTACTATTACTATTGACACTGTTGATACAGGTGGTGAAATTTTAACATTCACTGTAGCAGGTACAGCCGTTAATGTACATTCATATGTTGGTATTGCAAACGGAGTAAATTTAATAGGTTCTGGAGCAGCCTTTGATATTGTAATTAACGATCTTGCTCAAACGTATAGTGTTACTGTTGCAACTCCTGGTAACAACTATGCACCAAATCAAACTATTGTACTTCAAGGTACAAATATTGGCGGCGTAACGCCAGACAATGATTTAACATTAACAATTACAGATGTTTCTAATGATTCAACTCTTACAGCAGGCGGAATATTAACTGTAAATTCTGTAGGTACAGCAGTTAAAGCAACCGCAGGATATGCTGTTGCAGATAGATTAAAAATTAACGGTAGTAACTTCTCAGGAGGCGCAGACGTTACTAACGATGCAATTATTGAAATTACAGCAGTCGACGCAGACGGAGGCATTACTACATATTCAACTACTGGTACAGCACCAGACGGCAATCAAACATATAACGAAGTTTCAGGTACAGCAAGTGCTAGTGGTACAAGTGCTACATTTGATATTACTCGAACAGGCACAACTTATACAGCAGTAGTAAATAATGCAGGTGCTAACTTTACTACTAGTGAAACTATTACAATTTTAGGTACAGCGTTAGGCGGCGGAACAACAGCAAACGATTGTACAATTACTGTAGATAGTGTAGACGGCAGTGGAACAATTTTAACATTAACAGCAACAGGTACTGCGTTTAATGGAGGATCATTAAGTGATCAATCAGCAGGCTCAATAACTGGTAGTGGTTCTACTTTTAACATAGCAATCGCAGGCGGTACTTATACAGCGACAGTTGCACAAGCAGGACAAGATTACTACACAGGACAAAAGTTTAATGTACTAGGTAATGTGGTAGCAGGCGCTACACCAACAAACGATTTAGCAATTACAATTTCAGGAGTAAATGCTACAGGTGGTATTACAGCAGTTACGCAATCAGGTACAGCACCAACAGACGTTGGTAGTTTTCCAAATGTTACAGCAAATACAGCAGGCGCTTCGGGTAATGGATTAAGTTTAGACGTTGTTAGAGATGGTACATCTGGAGATAGTTCAGTAGGTACATATAGTATTTCTCTTAACAATGCAGGAAGTGGTTATAATCCAGCAGACAAAGTGAAATTTG